ATGCCGCAGTTCCTAACTCTCTAGGTTTCCCAACACTTAATACTCCTACAGTTATTATTGATATGCCTAATGGTGAGCGCATCAATGACTTTGATGTCTACCTTGGTGTCTATGCAGTCCTTGCAACAAGTGCTGGATTTCGCGTAGGTGTGGCAGATAACAATGGAGATATCCAGTATGGACCAGTGCTCTTTGATGATGCACCGTGTAATGCTATTGCCTTCAAGGACCGCTTTGCCTACCTTACAACTTTAGTAGATGGTGCAGCAGGACTTGTACGAGTAGATCTATCTACAGTAGTCCTTGCTAATGCTTTGATTTTTCCTTGGGCTTGGGACTTGGTTGCAACTGGAACTACCACCACTGCCAGCCAGATTGCTTTCTTTGGTAACTCAGACAGGATTGCATTTACCAATGGCAACAATACCTGGGCAGAATCTACAACTAACCTAGTACCAAGTGGCTACTTGCGTACTGGTTATATCCGATACAACACACTAGAGGCTAAGATCTTTAAGTTGATGCAAGCTCGTGTAGATACCACTAATGGTGGCGTTACTATCCAATCAGTAGATGCTTCTAATAACTTCTACACTATCGGTGTCTTTGGTCAAGAGTCTGCTGTGCCTCAGATCAATATTAACTACCCACAAACTGCCCAAGAGTATCTTGGCTTTAAGTTTACACTGACTCGCTCTAGTACTGATGCAACTAAGGGACCATTGTTTACTGGTTACCAGCTACGTTCGCTACCTGCAACACCACGTCAGCGACTCATCCAGTATCCATTGTCTTGCTTTGACCACGAGACAGACCACTTCGGAGTCGAGGTTGGCTTTGAAGGTGCAGCCTATGATCGTATGTCACAACTAGAGTTAATAGAAAACAATGGAGACACCATCCAGATTCAAGACTTTAGAACTGGCGAGTCATACCTTGGCATCATTGAGGAAATGGATTTTAGAAACAACACACCATCAGATAAGCGATTCTCTGGCTACGGCGGATTGCTCTTAGTAACCATTAGGACGGTCTAATGCAGGCACAAGACTACGCAACAGTAGCTGTTGCAGTATGCACAATCATCGGTGGCTTTGTCGGCGCAGTGCGCTGGCTAGTTAAGCATTACCTCAATGAACTCAAGCCCAACGGTGGATCAAGTGTTAAAGATTCGGTAAACAGATTGGAGCGACAGGTTGAAGAGATTTATCGCATCCTTCTTTCTCGCAATAACTCTTAGCGGTTGTTCATACCAAGGCTGGGTTCGTTATCCTTGTCAAGAATTTGAAAACTGGGAAAAGCCTGAGTGTAATCCTCCACAATGCGAGGTAACAGGCAACTGCACTATTGATCTACTACCAGAGGTATTTGATGAAGCGCCCTGAAAGATATACACCTGAAGAACTCCACGCTAGATTGATTGTCAGTATTGGCATCATCTTAGCAATCGTATTTGCTGGCTCAGTGTTCTCATTACTCTGGGCTTTAGTTTTTGTAACTCAACCAATGAAACAAGCACCTAATGATGCAGCCTTTATTGATTTAGTTTCAACCCTGACTGTGTTCCTTACTGGAACTCTAGCTGGAATTGTATCTGCCAATGGACTCAAGAGTAAGAAGAAGGATGATGAATCAAGATGAAACCTGTTGCAAAGAAAGCCACACCTGCCGCTATTGCTGTCCTTCGACAAGCCACAGCGATATCGCCTTCTCGGAAGAAAGCCTCAGATGGATTACTACCATCAGCAGCACACATCCATCAGAATCCTAACTCAGACCACAACACAGGCTATGCAGTAGACCTAACGGATGATCCTAAGAATGGCATTGATTGCACTGATATCTTTGAGAAGTTAAAGGAAGACAAGAGAGTTAAGTACCTGATATTCAAGGGAAAGATCTGGTCTGCAGAAAAGGCTAAGCAAGGCAACAGAGTTTATACTGGAAGTAACAAGCACAATAAGCATCTACATATTTCAATCAATGACGATATGGGCAACGACACTAGCCCTTGGTTCTGGTGGATGAATCAACCAAAGATCATCAATCAGATTAAAGCCAAAGCAATACCTGCACCAACAAAGAAGTTGGCACGGGAAGAGGTTTGTACCTGTTGCAAAGTGCACGGTGCAAAGTAAAAGCAAAGGAGTCCGTAATGGAACAATTCAAACAAATCGCACTATCTTGGTTCCGTGCAGCAGCATCCGCTGCGGTAGCACTGTACCTCGTTGGTGAGACTGACCTAAAGACACTAGGTCTTGCAGCACTATCAGGTGCAGCAGGTCCAGTACTTAAGTGGTTAGACGCATCAGCACCAGAGTTTGGACGTGGGTCTAAGTAACCCACTAATGCGAGGCAGAAAGAGGCCCCTCTTCGGAGGGGCTTCTTTTTTTATGCCATAAAACTAATTGATACCTGAGTTGTAATCATCTGCCAGGTGGGTCTTGAGTCTGTGGCAGTTAGCACACAGTGTCTGTAGGTTTGACTGGTCATTGTTAAAGCGGTCACCGTCTATGTGGTCTACATCTAATTGACTGATATGTACTGGCTTGAAGTTACACTGCTCGCAGTGGTCCTTACGGTATGCGTGGTAAGGAGAACGCAGTTTCATTTGATTGACTTTGTATACGGTATTGCACCTGTACCTACCTGATATTGGCTTAGACTTATCCCGCATCTTTATTCTGGTAGGACCACAAACTGTGCACAATCCTGTGCGTTCTTCTTCGTTGATCTCAGAGAGTCTGTGATTCATCTTTATCTACTGGACAAGGGACAGTTACGATGTTGCCACAGTTAACACAGGTACCATCAAGGAAGTACCAGACCAGTTCGTGATCTTCAAAGGATGCCATTATAGAAAAGACTTGTGAACCACAAGGACAGACGTGTACTGGACCTAAGCCTCGCAGGTCAGTACCAAATTTATCTGGTAGTTTAGCCCTGAATTTCGGCAGCCTTGGTAGACGGAACCGCAAAGTCAGTACAGTATAACCGTGCCCCTCTGGGGCACCCTGTTTTATTCGCCTCACGGCTCATATTGTAGTAACCAGTAGGTGTCGCTACGCGACGACACGCCGTTAACCCAGTATGATTGTCAGTATGACAACAATCGCAGCGATAGAGGGTATTGACTATGCAGTACTCGTGGCAGATTCTCAGATCACAGAAGATAATCTCGTCACGTTAGCAACCAGTACACCTAAGATCGTTGAGGTTGGTAAGTTTCTCATCGGTATCTCAGGTGATACACGACCAGGAGATATCCTTGCCTACAACTGGAAGCCACCGTTGTATCGTGGCGAAGAACCAGCACAATTTATGGGTAAGAAAGTTATACCCAGTATCAACCAAGTATTTACAGACAACAACTACGACTACAACAAGGTGGACAAAGATGGCGGTTTTGATTATCTCGTTGCTTTTAACGGCAATGTCTTTCGTATTGCTTGTGATCTCTCTTTTTTCCAAAGCAATGTCGGAGCGTACGCTATTGGTAGTGGTGGGCAGTTTGCTCTTGGTTATATGTATTCAATTGTCAAGCCTGATATGGAGTTAGCCTACGCCAAGCGACACGCTAGGAAGGCAGTAGAGATCGCGTCGGTCCTTGACTCTAATACTGGTAAGCCCATACAGTTAGTGGTCCAGGAAAGGATGTAGCAAAGATGCATATGACAGATGAGTATGCTGCACAACACTTCCACAAAATGGGTTGGATGTGGGGCAGATTAGAAGTAATGAAGGAAGAGAAAACTTGGGGCGATCTCAAAGCAAAACGTATTGAAAAAGAATTACGCGAAAAGATTTCTAAAGAGATTGAAGAAAAGCGTAAGCCTTATTTAGATTTGGCCAGCAACAAAGAGTCCGAGGACTACCAGTTTTATCTAGGTTTATGCAATGGTATGAACTATGCAAAGGTGATTGTGGAGAATCCTAAATGACAGCATTCCTTATGGGACTTATGATTGGTATTGTTATTGGTAGAGCATTTGATTTGTGGGTAGATTGGAAGTACAAGAAGTGACTGATCCAAAGGAACTACTACTTACTGCGCTACGTGCAGGTGATGCTAAGCGTTCACGTTCTACACAGGTACAGATAGGACCATCAGAGTTAGGTGGCTGTCGTCGTAAGGTCTGGTATAGATTAAACGATCAACCTGAAACTAATGAGAACGAGATGAAGTTAGCAGCAATTATGGGTACTGCTATCCACGCAGAGATTGAACGAGCACTAGCAGATAACCCAGATGTGCTGATTGAAACTGCAGTTGAGTACAACGGAATGAAAGCGCACATTGACTGCTTCGTACCTGGTACTGGAGATGTTATTGACTGGAAGACAAGTAAGGTGAAGAACCTTTCGTACTTCCCAACAACACAACAGCGTTGGCAGGTACAGACATATGGCTACCTACTAGCAAAGAACGGTCACGATGTAAAGCGTGTATCTCTAGTTGCTATTGCTCGTGATGGTGATGAGCGAGACATCAAGGTACACACAGAAGATTATGATGAGACAGTTGCACTACAAGCATTGAATTGGTTGGCAGCAATCAAGAGTGCAACAGAGGCACCAGATCCAGAACGAGATAGTAGTTACTGTAAGTTCTATTGCAAGTTCTACGATGCATCAGGTGAGATGGGATGCGTTGGTATAAAAAAAGAACATACGGCAGTCAGTGATGTAGTCATTGATGATGCTGATATTGACAGGAATGCACTGCTGTACTTACAATTAGCAGCGCAGATTAGAGAGTTAGAAAAGCATCAAGATTCTTTGAAGACTTCTTTTGAAGGACTACTAGGCACAACACCTAGTGGAGTAGAAGTCAGTTGGACAACTGTCAAGGGTCGTGAAAGTATTGACAGTGAAGAGGTAGAAAAACTACTTGGGTTTGTACCTAGGAAGTTTGGCAGTGAATCACAGCGGTTACAAATCAAACAAACTGGAGGAAAGTAAATGGCTACAGAGGGAACTAAGTATCAGATCAACTACAAGTTGCACGACGGTACACTCATCAATCTTTACGCAGCAGATGTGAAAGAACTAGAGACAGGTCTAACAGATCTATCTATGGTTGCAGCACTTATTAAGTCAACGGGAAAAGAACTTGGCGGCGTTCCAACACAACCGTCCCCAAGCGTAGAGGCAATCGCTCAGTCATTTAATGCAACACCAGTTGCAGCACCTGCTCCAGTAGTTACAGAAGGACAGGCACCTACCTGTAAGCACGGCAATATGACTTTCCGTACTGGAACATCAGCACGTGGACCGTGGAAAGCGTGGATGTGTTCTGCACCAAAGGGTGCAGTAGATAAGTGCGACCCTATCTTCTTGCGATAATTAAATGCGGGAACCTCGTGAGTACGAGAACCCGCTATGTGCACAGATAGGTGGAGACTTCTGGTTCCCTGACAAAGAGGGAACAGTAAGTTTCAGTGAAAGTCAGTATGCGAAATCAATCTGCAAGGGTTGTACTCATAAGACCGAATGCGCTGAGTGGGGAATCCACAAAGAACAGTTCGGGATATGGGGTGGTCTAGCACCACGTGAACGCCTTGCGATAAGAAGAGTTCGCAGAATAAATCTTGGAGGGGATGAGGAAGTTGCTTGATCTAAAGAGGGCGCTAGGTACCAGCACTATTAAGGCTGTGCCATTGCCTGATGTATGGACAGGGCTATCTGCTCAGTCCATTAAGTTTAGACGAGGGCAAGTATGTATGGTTGCTGCTGCACCTAATGCTGGTAAGAGTATGTTTGCACTTATCTATGCAATCAAGGCAAAGGTACCAACACTTTTCTTTTCCGCAGATACTGATACTGCTACCGTGTTGATGCGATCTGCAGCGCAGATCTCAGGGCACTCACAGTTAACAGTTGAAACCAATATGGATTACAAACCTGACTACTACGCTGACCATCTATCTAAGATGTCGCACATACAATGGGTGTTTGATTCAAGTCCGTCATTAGATGACATTGAATTAGAAATCAAAGCCTACGTTGAACTCTATGGCATAGCACCAGAGTTAATTATCATTGATAACTTAATGAATGTTGCTGCCGAAACAGACAATGAATGGGCAGGGCTACGTGCAATTATGATGGAGTTGCACGATATGGCACGCAAGACAGAGGCTTGTGTCTTAGTACTCCATCACGTATCAGAGCAGAGTGAGTATGGATCTCCAATGATGCCACCACCACGACGTGCTATCCACGGTAAAGTCAGTCAGTTACCTGCACTGATACTTACATTAGGCTATGACCCAGGACAAGGGATGTTGCGGGTTGCTGCAGTGAAGAATCGCTTTGGTCCTCACACTGCAGATGCATCACAATGGGCTACACTATTTGTTAACTTTGCTTCCTGTCAGATTGGAGATCAAGATGCACAAGGCAGAGCATACTTGCGAGTCTGATGGCTAACAAGAACGGACGTAAAGGTTCTCAGTTTGAGACAGATGTAATGAAATGGCTACGCAATGCGGGAGTTATGGCAGAACGTTTGACTAAGGCTGGGGCAAAGGATGAGGGCGATATGGTTGTTATCATATCGGGAGAAACCTACATCCTTGAACTCAAGAACAGGCAGACCCTTTCCCTGCCTGAGTTCTGGAGAGAAGCACAAGTTGAGGCGCTTAACTACGCAAAGGCACGAGGTATCGGGGAAGTCCCTCTGTC